TGTCAATGCCATAGAACACACCACCAGTTTCACATATTTTCTGCAATGGTAAAAATGGGTTAGAAGCATCTTTCTCTACGAAAGATGTCCAGACACTAGCCCAGACACTATCCCAGACACTAGCCCTGACACTAGCCCAGACACTATCCCTGACACTATCCCTGACACTAGCCCTGACACTAGCCCTGACACTAGCCCTGACACTAGCCCTGACACTATCCCAGACACTAGCCCAGACACTATCCCAGACACTAGCCCAGACACTATCCCTGACACTAGCCCAGACACTATCCCTGACACTAGCCCTGACACTATCCCAGACACTATCCCAGACACTAGCCCAGACACTAGCCCATTCTTTTATAGTGTAGAATCTGACACCTTTAAGAATGACCTTTTGTTCACCATAGTAACGGTTCAATCTAGCTACATGTTGTCCTACAAGTTTTTCTATTTTCTTCTTTCTAGCTTCAGTCTGTGCTCTCATTCTTATCTCGGATGTGGCAGCTATTTTATCAAAGACACGCTTGGAATCCGGCAATCCGATTTCCCAAGGTTCGAGTTCCTTAATTACCTTCAGTTTCCTAACCCTTATCTTATCATCGCTTTCAAAGATGATATCTTTTTTATTGTATGATACCTCCAATAATCTCCAAGGGTATTTAGCATTGTAATTAAGAGGATTGTGAGGTTCTTTAGAGATATGTAATCCACTTGCATATTTGCCTTCGCTTGCTGGTGCTGGATTCTTGATTTCAATTGTTTCACCAACTGTGTATTTCGTTGTCATATCATAGAACGCGGTGTAATTATCTCTGACCATCTTGTAGCCTTTCATGTGAACATCTCCCCATCTTCTTCATACTGCCTAGCTCTCTCCTCATCACCAGCCGCATCCATCTCGGCCTGATGTTCTGCTTCATCTATAGCATCAGATTCAGCCTCTGCCTTTAGCCTTTCCTGTTCTTCCTCCATCTCTATTTCTATCTCAGCCATTCGCGGATCATCATCATGTAATTCCACCATTACATTAAGGACATCAACAGAGACATTCGATGGTGGTGTATCATAACACACGCCTGGTATCATGCACTTCACTCTCTTTATCCTCCCTTTGAAGTCTGGAAACAGATTCTCCATTAGCTTTATCACTTCACCATCATCAGTTATCTGTAGCATTTGTTCTGGCATTGTATCACTCCTCATCTGGCTTCAGGTCAATCAATATCTGGCCGTTACCGTTGGAATAAAGTTTGACACCATCGCCCCTTTTTAGCCCTTCGCTCTCAATGATGTGCTTGGGTAGGCCAATTACAGTTGAATTGCCTTGCTTCATTACCTTTCTTTTTCCTGCATATTGGAAATCTTCTGGAATGGTTTCTGTCATAGTTATCGGATTACGGTAATATTACAGATGTACTTATATCTTTCCATCAATTGTAGCCTTCCTTAGAAGTTCGTTCTGCTCATCATTGCATATGAATTCATCTCGCTCATATAGCACAGCCAATGCACCACTTGACAACACCCAATCCCTTGCATTTGACCAGTCTGGATTAAGATAGTCCTCATCCAAATCAACAGGCAATCCCATCAACGATAGATATCCGATCTCATAGAATGTCATGGCCTTAAGTTTCTCATTTATAATCTTGATGAGCCTATCCTTATCATACCTCTTTGGCTTAGTGATGTTACCAATGGTGATGACCATCCACAAATCATAATACAGACCTCTGTAAAAGTGAGTGAGAGTGTATCCTATATAATTCATCCATCTGAATGATGAGTCTCTTGTCTCGAGATATTGTTCAAACAATGCAAGGTGCTCAGAGACCATTCTACGAGATGTTATGCATTGGTATAGGTCTTTGACACTGTTGTACATCATGATTTCTGTAGCATCACCTATGATAACTCTGTAGGCTTGCTCATCACCCTTGATTCCAAGAGGTTCCACGGACTCCATTATTTACCACCGTCTGGAATTTCTTTTTGTTCTATTGTTGGGAACGGCCACTCCCATTCATGCCGATATATATGTGTCCCATATCCTCTCATATCCCCCCCCCCAGAACATTTCTTTTCGTAAAATCGTTTCTGACATATCCAAGCGAATTTATACCATCTTGGAAAATGTTCTTTCAGCCAATCATAATAACTGTTGTGTTTTCCATAGCATTGTAATTTCAATGTCATTGGACATGGTGCACAGCCAGTTCTATCCGCAAAATATGGCTCTAAATAAAGTGGGTGCTTTGGTATTCCTGTTGAATCATAATAATCCTGCACATCATAATCAGTCAAATACAGCATAGGTGAAGCATACCATATGTCTCTCTTTTCATGGTGATTGATCATTGAATAACAGTTATTTCGTCTTGCTTCAGAACGCCTTAAACCAGTAATAGTACACTTCTTTTTATTGGCCTTCATCCACTTTGCCAGAGGTTCGTTTTTCAATCCACTACAGCATATCATTTTGTTCTTTGCTATGCCATGCAACCCTATTCTGTTTGTGATATCAATGAAATTCTCATCTGGTTGTGTTTCATGATAATTAGTCAAACCCCAGTATTCTCTCATTTTGCTACCGTATTTATATGTTTCACCAAATTGAATATGTGTATTTTCAAAGATTACACAAATATCCGATCCAAACATTTCTACAGCTTTATCAGTTAACATTACACTATCATCACCGAAAGAACATCCGAAAACAACATTTTCAAGACCATATACTCTGGCTATTTTCAGTAAGTATTTTTCAAATTCATCTGTCGTGGTTCCACCATCTAATGTTAATTGATTACTCAATAGAATCCATCCCAATCATATTTCTTCTCTTTCTTTTCAGAGTCAGGTGTGGAAGGGGAACAATCATTTGGTGATAATCGAACATCAACTTCCTTTTGAAACAGTTCTAAGAAGTTAGTCCCTCCCAATTCACCCTCTGGCCTGAGCTTAATAGCACAGGACTTATCACTCATCTTCTTTCCATCGACACCGATGGCTTCTAGTTTACATACCACTACAGGATATGATTGGTCAACCCATGATCTCATTGGCCTCAGTGCCTCTAGGGTAGCGTTTAAAGAGCCTTCGCCCACAACCCTATACCACGCCTTGAAATCCTTTGCCCATTTGAAATGGCCATCCTTCAGGCGTTTCCTGATAGGATAGGTGTCCCCCGTTACAGTGATTCTTATCATTTGGTGGTCACCTTATCTACTTTCATTATGGTTCCGCATTTCTTACATGGCTGCTTGCCATCATCTAAGGATGGGATATGCTTTGTTGAAGTGATGAATCGGCATTTCGGACAAGTGTATCGTGTCATAGCAATCATTCCTCTGCATTGCAGATAGGACACACCATCGGCGTTTTCCAGATTACACGGCATTCATCGCACATGTTATCATCAAGTATCCTGATGTGGATTTGTGCAGGGATGTAGCGGTATTTCTGTAAGGTTATGATTCCGGTGACAGTGTTTACTCGACCTAAGAGATTGATTGCGCTAATCGCTATGCAATCGCCTTCTATCGGATACGGACAGTTTGATATTAAATTCATTATTCCGCAAACAATCTTTGGATTGTGCCGGCATTGATTTGGATCTGATTTCATTCGACCACCTCACACTCAACATCAAATACGAAACAAGATTTCCTTTCACACACAGGACAAAAAGTATTGCCATTAGCATATATGTTACCACAATGACCACACTGTTTAATTCTCATCAAGCCCACCCCATGCTCTTCTTGAAGATGTAAGCCTCATCTCTGGCCTGTTCCAATGTTGGATACAGCTTAGAGGTATGAATCACTTTCTTATATGCCCTGAAGACAAAGGCGAAGTAATCACCCACAATCCTTATCTCAGGCATGACAATCATTAAACAAACTCCCTATGCCCACAAGCCTTACACTTCCATTGGCTATCGGTGCTCTCTCTCTTGATGATGTTCTTGCACCCGGGGCATTTCATCCTCAACTCTATGTCCCTGTAAGTGCCTTTCTTTGGACAGTTAGGATGTGGTCGATCCTCTGGCTCACCTTTGAAGTATGTGACTGCTCCGCAGCCATCGCATTCGTATTTTCTCTTGTCACCGTATTGCATTATTTCGACCCCATTCTTTTCTTTGCATCCTCATGATATGGATCCCAGAATGCTCGGTTTCTTTCCGCGTTGTCTATTTTCCTTTCATCTCTCTTTGCTTTCCTACTCTTGATTATCATCATATCACCTTTGGGTTTTTGTATCCGCAGTCTGGACATATCTCCTTTGCTGGTTGTGGTTGTCTGTCTCTAATCTCCTGAGCTTTAACAACTGGAAGTTTCCTTGAACCACAATTTGGACAAGCATCCTCATGTTTATCATCAACTCCCATCAAATCATGAGCCATACGAATGGCTATCCTCTCATCATGCGATAGTCTAATTTCATTGTAAGGATGCTTGGAGGCGCGATCTAAGACCTGTCTGAGAAGTAGCTTGGTCTGCTCGATGGATTCTGAGTTCATTGCCTCACCCCTTCCCTTACCTCTACGGTTATGTATGTATGGCAACGTGGGCAACCCGCACCAGCCACAGCCGTATTGAATGGGTCTGCCTTTATCTTTGCCATCATGCGCTCCATTGTTTTTATGCAACACTTGTTCATTCAGGACACCCCTTTCTCATACGTTTCCCACGCCATATTCTCTATTCCACATGCCTCAAAATGCTCTAATGTTTCATCTCCATATGCAAACATTGTGGTAGCTTTGTAAATTCCATGTATTATCTCGTTCTCTGCCTCAGAACCATTCATTTAAGCCACCTCCAGTCCCAATGATTTTCTTGTGTAGTCAGTCATCATACACATCATGGCCTTCCTGCAACTGTTACATGGGTTGTATTTATATGTCAACTTCTTGGCGGCTATCTTTGATGTGCAGTTACCACTGTGTTCAAGAAACAATCCATCGTTCTCAAACCTTGCAACTTCATCCTTTGTTGGTTTTCTACCACTCATCATACTGTGTGTATATCCAGTCTCAATTCCTGCTCCATTTCCTGATTCAATTAATGTTGTTGTCAAATTATCACCGTCACTTAGTAAGGGGTATGTAGTATATATAAGTACCGATGTATTACGGCGGTCATGGTATTTATCGTTTTTTAAGGCACTTTTGACATGTAACTATATCCCAATTTGTAGTCAATGAAGGTTCTATTGCTGGTATCGCACATAATGGTTTAGAGTGCCCATAATGAATCCTGTATTGCTTGTTACCAATAACAGTCCTAGATCGATTACAGGCACATATGCCATTGCTGATGAGCATTCGACACTTCTTACAGAATAGACTTTTAGCCATCTTATTCCACCTCAATCTTCATACCATTGATATACATTACCCATCTGAACTACATTACCCTTCTCTTTATAGTGTCTAATGCAAGCTCTAAACTCTCCTTTATCCATCCTACCATCTATCTTAATTATTAGTTCCTTTTCAGTAATACCATCTGGATTATTTATAAAGATATCTCTTATAATATTCATCCTATCGTGCTGTGATAATTGTTCATCATCTTCATAATCATCTAGGCTATTTGGATCTGATGATTCTGTTTCAGTATCAACAGTATCAACGACTTGATTTTTACCGAACTCGCAGCCATCTTTGAATTTAATGCCCTTCCAGACCGTTTTACGGCCAATAGGTGTTGTAAATCTATCCTCTGATGCGGCATTAGAAATTTTCATCAAAGACCGGCCAACCATAGTCTTGCTTATATCCGGAAGGTTCTCTTTACCACAATATTTCAAGTAAGCATTAAAGAAGTCATCTTTGATAATATATGAATCCGCATCAGTTTCTATACAATCAACAACAAATGCTCTTAATGAATCTGACATAAGATTATATCTTTCTCTGGTTTTTTCAGTGGTTTCAGAGTGTGTTAAGCCACCATAATCTATAATCTTAGATAATTCAGCCAATGCCACATTTAACAATCCAGACATCTCATCTTGTGTAGTTATTTTATCTATGATGTTTGGATCCGCATCCTTTCCCTCGAATTTATTTGGGAAATTGATAATAATCCAACGCCTGAAATAAGCATCTGTGTCATCCGTGGTCGATGGGAGTTGATTGCATGAGAATACCAACTTAGCATAATTGACGAATCCGAAACTATTCTCAAATTTCCTTTGAGCATTGATTGTGTCGCCACCAGTCAGAGCCTTGAATACACCAGTGCTCTTCATGGCTTTGTCTGATAATTCTGAGAAGGAATTAACCATCTTCCCATATAATGAGGAGGAGGCAAATCTATCATATTCCAATGCTTGCAATGGAATGTTTGATGTGTTTGTCTTACCAATAAACACTTTAAGAAGATTAATCAATACACTCTTTCCGTTTGATCCATCAGCTACAAAGACAAAGGCTTTCTGAAAAGGATATCCGCGATATAGACAATATCCAATCAACTCATAAATTATCACCCTATCGTTTTCATCCAATATTTCTGATAAAAACTTATCGATCTTTGGACATTTTGATTTCGGATTATAAATTACAGGAATTTTATTTGTTACATATATATCTGAATCGAAATCCATAAACTCAGATGTGCCGATATCATAGATACCATTCATTGTGTGTATTAGTTTTGGGTTACTATTAATATCATCTCGATCTATATATGTTCGAGCTTGGATTTGTGCTATTATTTCTCTGATATGATAAATCTTTAAATACTGGCCTAATTTCTTTGTCAGTATCTCCTTTACCTTCTTTTTCCCACCATGAAGATATATGCCGCCTTGATAATATAATATCTCTTCATTATCAACAATGGTAATCAATTTCATGGAACTTATGATATCTCTAGCTATTAGGTCAACCCTGACCTTTCCATCATCGAAATACCGATGCTTTATTATCTCCTCATCGAGTTGGCTAGTCAGTAGATTGAAAGGCATCAGAAATCACCCAAGCCTTTCTGACCATCGGCTAGTGCCTTAATCATTGTCAGCATTTTATTACCTTTATCAGATGGAGAACCTTGACCATCTTCATTAAAAGAATAAGCTCTCCAATGCCCTCTACAATCAACATAATGAAGCCTCTGACCAAACATCTTAGACCAAAGACCAGGCTTAGGTGGATTGTGTTCCTGCCATCCTTGGTCCAACAGAATTTGCTTCTGCTCATCGTTCAATGCCATTAGACATCACCCTTCCATTTGATGCCTATGATGTTCCGTCTAGACCACTCTGAAACATTTCCCCACTTATCAGTAACCTCAAAGAGATCATCATCAAATACGGCTGTAACTATGCCTCTGACGGTTTCTGTCTTACCATCATTCTCTGATATGATGACAACCAATTCTTTACCAATCTTATCTGGCTTCATTCTATTATTCCCCCACGATATCCAATCCTGAATTATTCTGAATTTTGTTGATGATGTTCCACATGAATTTTGTTGATTCTATAGTTCCAGCATCAGCAGTATCGAATTGGGGATCACCCATCAATCCTTTGAATTGTGAGTGCTTTAAACCCAAGCAGCCCATGATCTCTTCATCACTAGGTGTTTTGGCTATAAGATAATAGGCTAGTACATTGTTCTTTTGCCCTATCCTATGAACGCGGTCTTCAGCTTGAGCATGAACAGCCGGTGACCAATCTAATTCACCGAATACCACACATCTAGCTCTATGTAGATTAAGTCCGGCCGTGGTTCTTAGGTTGATACAAAGAAGATTATTGTGACCTTTCATGAATGAATCCACATTCTTTTGCTTATCTGCAGTTTTAACCTTACCTGTCAGAAATAATGGATCGAATTGATTAAGATACAATCCATACAAATCCATAACGTCATGATGGTGTGCATATAATAGACATGGTTCGCCAGCTTCCAATATCGGTTTTACAAATTCAGCGACATGTTGTGCCTTTGCGATTCCACTGGCTCTCCTTATGTTGTTGACTACATTCATCAGCTTCATCATTTGGTTTGGTTCTCTCTTATTTATTAAGATCTCGTGTGATATTGATACTTGTTCAGATACCATCTTAATGAAAAGATTCTTATCCAAGTCGATGACTTGAACGGATCTGCTCTTTGGAGGTAATTCAGTAAGGACTTCAGCCTTTTTCCTTCGAAGCATAAGACCTTCATCCATCAGATATTCACCTAATTCTTTACTTTTCACTATACTGGCCAGCCGCCAATCACCTTTGAATTCTGGGTTATCATAATCTGGCTTCCATTCCTTGTAGAAATATTTTGAATTCCCCAATGAATCAGGATATAAACCCTCGAGAACATTGTATATTTCATCATAGTAATTGTAAATTGGTGTTCCACTAAGTCCAATACTGTGTTTCGGTTGTCCCTGAAGTACCAATTCCCTAATAGCTCTATACTTTTGTGATTGATTCCTTCTTAGTTCCTGGCATTCATCAAATATGATGGTATCGAAATGCTTCTCAATCAATGGATCAAACCAAGCCCGGATGACCAAATAATAAATTATGTAGATATCGGCATCAGGGATAGGATATGGCTTCAACCCATTGATTACATGAATGTCAATGTCTTCACCAAGGAATTTATGTATTTCTGATTTCCATTGTAATATCAAATGTGGTGGAACAACAATCAGAGCTGGGTATTTGCCATTCTTTGATAAGAGAGCTAGAGCCTGGACTGTTTTACCTAAGCCCATCTCATCAGCTAGGATACACATCTTGTTATGTAGCATGTAGGCCAAGCCTTGTTTCTGGAAGTCCATCAGTTCGCCTTTAAAATCAGATGAGGGTTTCACCTTACCTCTCTTCTTATTGATTAGTTCCTTCCCTATAACATAATCAACGGCATCCATATAGGCTTCATGCCAGCGTTCCTTATCCTTAATCTTCAATGGGTATCTTTGCATGAGCCAATTGAGATCGGCGATTAATCGCCTGTTATCAGAGATGTATGAGCATCCTTTCCTACCAGTCCTAGAGGACGGGAACAATCTCTTAATCATCATTATAACATGCGGTTTCGCCTTGACAATCCATACATAGTTTCCATTATAGTCCTTTCCATATTCCAATGTGCCAACATACTTACCGGTGTGTCTAGAATCGTTCATATATGGTGGCAATAAACTCTTATTATCAGAGCCACTATCCATTAATATCACCAAGAAGCTCTGGATTATCAATGGTATTGCCTATCACATAGCCTGATTCAAAGTTAAGGTGCATCTGGTCATCAAACTTAGCCCAATAGAACTGTTCTAAATCTTTGATAACAAACCTGTGATTGGTACGACCATCAGACCAGATGTCCTTCTCATAGATGTCAACCTCGTTGGTATCCATCTCACCAGTCCATTGACATAGCGTATCTAATCTAAGCCATTCTTTATCTATAAGGTGTTTCAATTCCCAATCATGAAACAAATCATCCATATCAAAATAATACCAACCATCTGTTGTAATACCCTGATGACGTTCAATTAACTTAGCCCTGAATTTCAATTCTCTTTGCTCATCATTACTCATCTAATAGCCTCGCGGTTCTGTGCTCGATCCAATATAAAAAAGGATCTCAGGTAGTTGTTAGAGTGCATCCCAACAATGCCTTAATGTAATCATACCGTAATATCAATGAACTATTTAATCATTATCATGAAAGAGCGTTGACATACTTTCACATGATTTTACCAAATTTGCCACACTTATTACCATACTTTATGAATAACATCTGCCATACTTTTGAGGATTTACCATACTTTTGTCAGACTTTTGACAGGCTTATATTAACCAAATATCAACAAGCCAGTAATTTTATTGACACAGTTGGTACACTTTTTCGCTATTATTATCATGTAACACACGACTTTATAATTAATACATATACCTCTATTACCTTATCTTATATACATACACTCAGAATGCGATAATATAAAAAAAAGTATGCCAAGTATGGCAATAACAAACACCCATACAAATATCTAAATCAGTAGTGAACCAAAACATAGTGATACATATCATTCGTTTAACCACGCAAAACGCACTCTGGCTGGAAAAATGTCTTATGGTTCTGTAATTCTGGATCCTGTAATGTATGTGTAATGTAGTCAAAATGTATGTGATGTGTAGGCAATATACAAGTATATTAGTATCTACAAATATATTGGTAGATGAAAGATACTGGCTGTGTGTTAAACACTAGATAACCATTGGTTGTATACAAACTTATTGGTAGGTACTATATCTCTGGTAATGGGTGTTTGTTATAATCAACTTTCACCATCTCATAAGTATAATTATCTTCCTCCTCGATCTTATCATAATTATCTGGTTGTGTTATCTCAATCCTGTCAATGATTATCCTTTCATTAAGAACGTGTTTAGCTATTCTAATGATATCCAATAATTCATCTCTTTGGAGGTATCTGAAATTAGGATATAGTAGATGGCATTTGCTATGACAGCTCTTACACATTAGCATGATGTTATCCGGATCGTTATTGTTATGATTACAATCTTTATGGTGGATGATATATCGTTTCCTTTCGCACCATTCACATTCTAGCCTTCTCCCAATCTCTTCCAATGCTTTGATTACATCAGCCGACTTATATCTTCTATAGCCTTTATATCGATCTATGTTTAATCTCATTCAATCACCATCCAGCCTTTACTAATCTATCATCAACTGCCTTCTTACCAACTTTAGCATAGTGCTTATGTAATGTCTGTATTGAACAGCCTAATAGATCCGCGACATCCTGATATGATAGTCTCACATCCTCTATGAGATAGACAGCCAATGAGTGTCTTAGTGTGTTAGGGCTAATATCAGATAATCCCCCCCTATCACCTATTTCCTTTATGATTCTGTAGAAATACATGTTTCCAGTTTTGCGTCTTCTATTGGCCATCTGGTTATAATATTCTTCCACATTGAAATCTATCTTATTGTGCTTGATAATTCCAGGCAATATCTCCCATAGATTCTTAACACCTTTGATCTTTCCCTTCATTGGTCGAAACCATTTGATGTGAGTGTGTCCGTTTCTTTGTATCTCTTTAATTCGGGATTCCTTTCTATATAGACAACATACATGCATTCCAGTATATCTTAGTATCATGAATACTCTATAATGATCACTATCCTTTGGATAAGTCATTGCTATCACCTCTAATCTATCCAGATCCTCTGATGTCATCGGTAGTTTTTGCACCATAACTATCACCATTGTTATATCATATCTTAATGTGTTACGCCAGTGATGTAATACGAACTATATAAGAGTTATTATCGATCAATTATCTGAGGTGTCGGACAAGTGTCATCCACAACAACATCACAACAATCAACACATCATCCAGTGACCAGCACCACAGCCCAGCCACACCACTGGGTCTTGGGCGGTTCGGAGCAAGGAAAGGGAATATGGTGAGGTGCATTGAATCACTGGTAGTATATTTATGATAGTTGATTGCGTAGTTTACATAAAATGGTACAGATGATATAAATAGTATAACATCATACATCTGCTCACCTGTGACCATCGTAGGTAGGTTCGGGCACAGTGAAAAATCCCTTTACGAGCACCCTGCCTACACTCACAATGAAAGGAGATATGATATGGATATCAAAGATGTCAAGGTCGGGATGACTGTTCGCATGATTAATGAGAAGGATAATAATGGTAACGATTATCACGGTCTAAAATATGGTAATGTGGGTGTTGTTTGTGGCATTTATAGTCTAAATAATCATGTTCTATTGTGTGGTTATGGATCATGGTCATTTGATTTAAGTTCATTAGAGCTAGCGTATTCTCTTGAGATAGGGTGTAAGGTTCGTGTTGTTGATAGTAGATATAAAGAATATAATGGCACTGAGGGTATCGTAACTGACATATCAGCCTCAGGTTATTGTATCATCATATCACATACTGGTTCAAGATACCAATTCAACAAATCAGAATTAATAGTTCTGGATCCTGCGCCAAAGAAAGAGATGAAACTTGAAGTCGGATGTAGGGTGAGGGTAATAAATAATGGATACCTACATCTTAATGAAGGCATCGTCAAGAAATACTCTCCTGGTTGTATGGTTGATGTTCTCTTTGATAATAGAACGTATAAGGTAAATGTTAGCAAGAGACATCTGCAAGTCATCGAGCCAGCACCAAGGGGAGGGGTTGTAAAAGGCACAATCTTTGATATGGAATATTACGGGGATTTCCACATTTCAAAGGAAGCACTTGAAAAATTCAAGATAGATATCAAGGATGGTGGACTATACGCAAATAAATTCCAAACTTGGTCCAAACAGATGGATGATGTTGCTAGAATGTTCTCATATGAGGATATCGAAAAGTGCATGGCAGATATTGAACAATCTGATTTGGATAAATATGGTAAATGGGCTTTGGATTACTTCAAATCATCATATTCGATATCAATGTTAGGAGAGCCAATCGTAGGGTTTGATTGGGCAATAGGAGGAAATAAAATGGAAATAGATCACAAAGAAGCTAGAGAACTAGCCAAGAAGACTGATGATGAATTCGTTGGTTTCGACACCAAGACAGGGACTGTAATGATGAAGAATGCTGGTGAAGTAATGATTCGGGAGAGAGACATTTCGATCATGCTCACTGATGATGACATCGATAGATTGATGCATTCAAAGGGCTTGAAGGAGAGCCTTGGTAAGTTCCAGATTGGAAGATATTCTGATAACTTGACCGTCAAGATATCCTACATTGAACCTGTCAATGAGATCAAAGAAGAGCAACCAGAAGCGGATTAATCTGCTTATATCACGATCCATACGGGCTTTGTTGTTAAATTGCGACTACCATCCCTTTTGACAAGGCTAGCCCTAGGATACATGCGCCTGGTCATGCCTGACTAACTGACCACCTCACTGTCGAGCAGAGGTCCATAAAGATGTCCCCAACAAATACCCCAACAGACTGAAAGGGGCGGGATACTCGTAAGAAGTCAAGCAAGACGTTCACGGGAGCAACCTCAAGGGCTGAAGGGGTGGAACCGAAACTGCTCCCACCTCAATCTAATGGAGATGAATCATGGAAATTGATAAGAGACTGCAAAAACACTATGAGGGCAACATACGGTGTGACCTGTGTGAGAGAGAGCTAGATGATGGGGAATCCGTTTGCACTCTCCAGACGGGAATGTTAATTGAGGCTGATGGTGATGACTCTACACATGTGCAATTCGGTGGAGATCAAGAGGTCACCGTTCTGTGTAAGGAATGCTCTCCAAAGGTGATGGTAGTAGTGAATGAGTGATTTCATGACTAATACAGATTATATAATGAATCAACAAAACAATGTCATCGACCTCATCTTGGAAAAGAAGTCAGAGGTCACCAATAGTAAGTCCATTGGTCGTATTATTGGTGTATCAACAATGCGGGCATCCCTTATCTTACAAAAGATAGGTGAGTTATCAGGTGCTATCGTGTATCGCAGGGCTAAGAAATATGATGTCGATCTTGACAAATTAAGAATTTACAGGGAAAACATGGGAGTTGAATGAAATGGATATGGATGAAGCTGGAGATATGCTAATCAATAGAATTCATGAATTGGTAAAGAAAGAATCATTATTGAACGAATGCCTTGATGCTATGCAGACTTTCTGTGATAGAGTTGACAAGGGGGAAGTTCGATCTGTTAAAACATATGGACAATTCAAAGAAATACTTGATAGGAGATGAATAAGATGCCAACGAAAGAAGGATTTATAGAGACCTACAAACAGGTCACTGGAAAGAGTTTGACAAAGAAGACAGCAGCAAAGGAACTAGCCGACAATCTGAACAAACACAAGCCTCTGAAGAGGATGTTCTTTGAGTTGTTCCCAAAGATGGAAGAGACAGCTGAGGATGTCGCTTGTGCTGGCATGAGTAACCTGTTCGGGTGATTATATGACTTGGTGCTTAACACATATAACACGAGAACAGGCTTTGAAGGTCATGGAGAAGGCAAATAAGGATGATATTCACATATATGAAATTCACCATTCTATAAATCCAAAGGTAGTTCTTATACACTCAGATGGAGAGATAATCCTAGCAAACGCTAGTGAGGTCAACCATGACTTGCATATGGCTATGATGGATAAAGATAATGTTCAAGGTCAATCTAATTGTCCCGAATGTGGAACAGAACTGCAGAACAGTCCAGACGGCCCATGGTGTAAAACATGCCATCCTGATGCTCCACTTAAATTCCATCTTGAAGAATCCAATGTAAACAACAGGTGATAACATGCCAAGGCGCGGAGTATCTATCACCGATAAACAAGACGAGTGGCTTAATGACCACCCCGAGATAAGTCTTTCAGGCTTTGTCCAGAAGAAACTTAATGAGTTAATGGATAAGATATAATGCGACCTAGTGTAGCGGTAACATTTCAGGCTCATGACCTGACAAGCTTGGTTCAAATCCAAGGGTCGCAATCATAATGTAGAGCAGCCTAGTGAGCTGGGAACGGGGTCGCCCCCTGGAGTGGTGGGTTCACATCCCACCCTCTGCACACATTTACCCTGTGGTTTAGTCTGGCCATAACTTCGGACTTTGATAGATTCTAGAAGGACTTCAAATCCTTTTCCGACCCTTGGATCTGGAATCTAAAGAAATCCGGCGACCTCGTTTCAAATACGAGCAGGGTAACTTTTTTTCTTAACAAAGATTAATATATCATGTAATCTATTAATATCACGGTGCGCCAAATGGAAGAATGTCCCATATGTGATGTAGAGTTTGAAGGCGAATCAGTTCTTTGCCCGAATTGCAATTCAAATAGATTCTATGATAATGATGATAAGGAGATTGAGTATCGTGATAAAACAAAGGTCATGATAGACAAGCTCAAAGAGGTCTTTGGTGATGATTACGATGATGTCCTTCATGATGACATGGTTCGGCAATTAGTCCGTTGTGAAATCAATATGAGGCACTATGAGAAGAAGATAGCCAATGATGATGAGTCTAAGATTATCATGGATTTGCTAAGGTCCGAGCGTAATCACTGGAAGAACCTAGCCGATAAATTGAATCTGACAATCAAATCAATCAGGAAGGATACCAAGTTCATGAAGCATGATGTTGTTGGTGATTTCAGAGAATATCTTCTGAAGGCTATGGAATCAATGGATGCTAATAAGCCAAAGGAAAAATCAGAGGAAGACAATGGATAATCAGAAATTCATAGATCGACTGGAAAATGATGTCGGGTTCTTTGCCCACAACATATTGTATAAGCGAAGGTGGACATTAGCACCTAAGCAGATATCCCTTATAGAATCGTTTAGAAATGACAATCACACAGTTGGAATATTTTCCCGGCAAAGTGGAAAATCTGAGTCACTAGCCGTATATGACACTCATGAATTGTGTTTTGGTAAGGATAAAAACGGTGAACCAGACCACACTATTCTTTATGCCCCATCTCTACCACAGACATCAATTGTAATGGGCCGTGTCCACCAATTCTTTAACACGATTCCTATTTTGAAAGGATATGTTCAAGACCAGCTTAAGAGAACTATCACTATGAAAAATGGAAATACACTTCATACATTGTCCGCTTCAGAACAGGCTCATGTGGATGGATACAGCCCTACAAAAATCCAGATAGATGAGGCTCAGGATGTTAATGATAGGCTGTATTATGAGGGAATCTTACCCAGTGGAGCAGCGACTGGTGCTAAGATTCAAGAGATTGGCACACCCAAAAGGCGAAATCATTTCTATCAACTCACCAGAATCAAAACTGGCGTATCTGTAATTACCCAGAAATGGACTGAGTGCCCATTTATAGATAAGGAATATGTCTTGCGTAGGAAGGCCAGAATGCCAAGAGCAAAATTCGATGCTGCATTCAATTGTATATTCCTTACTGATGTTGATGTTGCTTTCGCTACTGAGATGCTTGATGCAATAATAAAAATAGATCCTGATGAATTGGATGGATTACCAGACATGCAACATTATTTCTTAGGCGGTGATATCGGTAAACAGGATGAGACTGTCTTTGTAATCCTTGGATGGAGTGGTAATAAGCTTTATCAGGTTGATTTAAGACGGTTATCAGCATTCAAATCATACAAGCTTGTGTTTGATGAAATAATCGATCTTTACGATGAATACAACATCGCCAATGGTCTGGTAGATATGACTGGGGTCGGTGAAGGCATCATTGATATGTTGCCTCAGACAGTTCCAGTAGAAGGTGTATTCCTTAGCAATGAGGAAAAACAAGAGATTGTTGATGAGTTCATGAAACTTGGTGAGGGTGATGTAGATGTTGGATTCGATCCAAAAGTAGAATTCTGGAAGGATTACGACCTAAGACAACAATTCTATGAATGGGAAGCCAAAAAGCTGAAAAGCGGTAAGACAAGATACCATCATCCAAAAGGATCAAATGATGATATCGTGATTGCGGCATTGCTAGCTTGTAAGGCTTATGTAGATGAAAATGAGGTTGTCGATTATGGCTCAGGTTCAAGTGTTCAGAATGTCAGGCAGGGATTATCTGTGTTGAATAATAACGACCCAAACAATGTTTTGAGGCATGGAAATCCATATACCAGTTGATTAATCATAACATGACCATCACGATATATGTAAGATAATGCATCATCTGGTCAAATCCTAGTAACCACCAATACCTTTCACTTGTGTCTGGTTTCAATTCAAATTTATCATTGATTTGAATCTTTGCCCAATCAACATGATAATGTACGATGAATTCCATTGGAAGTATCCACCAAGCATTTAATACAACGGCAACTGGAATACTGAATGCGACCATCAAAACACTATGTAATATTCCTCCAGGATGCCCATATTTACCCTTGTTCATCCATTGATAAGGTGTCTGTAGAACAAAATCAACTAACCAATGTTTGAATATTAACCACATAATGCAAAATAGAATTGTATTCATTCAAGCCACACCCGTTCACTTTTCCAAGCATCCTCACACCTGACGGTCAAGTTCAATCCATCCCTTGTGACTCGTTCGATTATAGCCAACACCAAATCGCATTCACCGTAGCAATCACCAAGTGAACCACACACCAATACAACCTCTTCTCTAATCACAATCACCTTTTCTTTTTATTCCTTCGTGGCTTGTCCCAGTATGGTGAATGGCACTTTGGACAAACTATTGGCTTTTTCCCCTTAGTTTTTGGTTGCCATTCATAATAACATCTTGAGCACCTATAACCATCAACAGTCATTTTTATTTTCATGTAATCAACCAACATGATTACAAAATATATAAATTCTTGTAACACAATAATCATAACATAACTTTTATATATTCTCTTTTATATTAATACACCTGTTAGATTCTATGCCCAATGAAGATAAGATAGATGATGAAGAGGTCGAGGCTGACTATGGGAATAAAGAGCGTGGATATGTCCAGGCTTTTGATGAATATGTCAACGACATGATAGCATACATTGATTCCAATGGTGCTGATGAGCCAAGTAATGAAGCTCGGCGTAGAATGATGAAGGATGCTCAGGTCAAAGCCGTTGTCGGTTTAACTGTTGAAGCCGTATTATCAGCTGGTTGGGAGATTCATTATGACTGGGATGAACAGAAAGTATTAGGAACCCAGATGACTAATTACCTTTATGAATCATTGAATAGAATCAATGAGCATCCTTGGAGTGCTGGTGGTATTGAGGATCTGATCGAGAAATGGATGGATGCTCTCTGGTTCAAAAAGATGGTATGTGAGCTGGTATATGCACGCGATCCAGTCCAAGAATATATATTTGTCAAAAAGGCCAAGGTCTTACCACCAGAGAGTATCAAGTTACCATGTGATGAATTTGGAAATCTCAAAGCAATTCAGCAATTCCCTTATAACATAGAACTTGAAAATAAATATCCAACTGGAAAATATGTCGACCAAGATCCAATACTACTTGACATGAACAAGGTTTTGCTTTGGGTCAATGGTGATGATTATAGCCAGTTCATTGGGAAATCTGACCTTGATGCCGTCTATAAATATTGGTTCCTAAAGGATTTCATTCTTAAATTCTGGTCAATATTCATTGAGAGATTCGGTGCTCCTCTTTTAATATCATTCGTTAAGGCCAAAAATATGAAGGCAGCTAGGGATGGATTGAAAAACATAATCACCAGTACATCTTTCGCACTTGAAAAGGATGATAAAGTAGAGATGATGGAACCCAAGAAAGAGGGTGAGGCATTCAAGATAATGATAACCTATTGTGATAATGAAATCACTAAGGGTCTTCTTGTCCCATCATTGTTGGGTGGTTCTGAGGTCGAGGGTTCAAAATCATTAGGTGATTTATTTTATAAATTATTTGAATTCAGGATAGAATACATTCAGCGTAAACTACAAAATCTTACCCGGGCACTTATTAAAAAGGAAATAGATTTGAATTTCCCTAATGTTAAACATTATCCTGTATTCACATTCAAGCCATTCAGCATCACTCAGAGGGTCAAGATGGCTCAGACATTCGATCTATTGATTAAGAATTCATTGGTGCATCCTCTTGAACCGTGGATAAGGCGTGAACTCCAATTGCCTGAGATGGAAGATAGATTCGCGGATGACTTGGATCAATCGTGGAGAGCCAAACAGACAGCTGGCAGTCAAGCTATAATTGATACACCATCACCAGTAGCCGGTATTACGCGAACAGAAGCCCAGACCAATCAGCGCGAAGGAAAGGACGTTGGGGAATCATCTCAATTTGCAGATGGTAGAATAGCACAATTGGAGGCTCAATTAGATAGTGCCGAAAAGAAATTTGGAGATTTCTTAGTTCCTACAATTCAAAATTCAATCAAGAAATTAATCAAAGAAGTTGAAAAGAACTTAAAGGATGATAAGTCAATTGAATTCGCTGAAACACCAACATGGCTTGATAGTCTCAAATTGGAAATTGTTGGCTTTGAAGCTGGATTCCTTGAAATGTATGATGAGATATTGGTTGATATCGTATTGGGTGATCAAACTCATTTAACCGGCTTCGGTATGGAACCATCCTTTGATGTCAGGACTAGAACCGGCGCATTTAATTTCATTGAACAGAAAATGTCCAATATAAGAAATGGACTGATTGATTATGGAAGTGCCAATGCGAATGACCTAGAATTGAGAATACTTGAAGATACAAAGAAGATAGTTCAGGCTGGCTTAGATGAAGGATTGAGAGGCCGTGATGTAGTTAAGAACCTTGAATCGGGATTGCTTGGCGATAGATATTCTAAAGCTCAATTAAAGACAGTGGTACAAACAAATACAACATCAATAATCAATCAAGGAAAGAAGGCATTTGGAAGAGCCAATACCCCATTTGTGAAGGGAATGAGATTCATTGCGGTTATTGACAAAGTTACAACTGACATTTGCCGTGAAAGAGATGGGAAAGAATTTGCTATCAACGATCCAGCACTTGATGCCAATACCCCGAGCCTTCATTTTTCATGTAGATCAATTTTAGATTATATAATAGAAGGAAGTCCCCAGTATGACCCAGCTGGAGTCGAAACTTCAGTACCAGAAGGTTTTGGTGATGTAGCATGACACCTTGGAATACTATTGAAGAATTGCCAGATAATATAAAAACGCATCAGGGAATTCCTCTGACTTTAGAACAGGCTAATAAATTTGGAGAAATCTTTGATTCACTCAAAGGTCAAGAGGAAATAGATAATCCTGCAGCCGTAGCGTGGGCTACGTGGATAAAACTCTTTGAAAAATCAGAGGATGAAAAATCATGGGTCAATCGTGAGAAAGAGCTTTCCTTGTCACTATTAAAATCAAATATACATACAACAGTAGTGTTACAAGGTAGTGCTATACAATCCTTACTGGATAAATATCCACCAGAAGGCGAAGACAAGGCATGGTTGGTGTTCAGAAAAAGAATGGGTGAGGACGTTCAGGGATGGAATGTTGATCAATTACTCTTTGTTGATGAACCTAATGAGGATATTTTAGGTGCAGTTCTATGGGAGGGTGAATTTATGTTGTTCCCAGTTCATCCAGATATAGGTGGTGTTATAAATGGTGCAATTGTAGCCGAGCTTCCTGAAGATGGATTATCATTCAAAATAGAATCAATCCAAACAGTTACCAAACTATCTGAATCATTCTCAGCCGTTGCACCACATGACACACCAATGGCAGATATAGACATGGTTTGGGATGGAACATCCTCAGAACTCAACATAAGAAAATGGGCTTCTAGTGATGGTTCTGGTGATAAGGACAAAATAGACTGGGACAAATACAGATTAGGCTTTGCCTGGTACAATGGTGATGACCAAGAGAATCTGGAAAGCTATAAACTACCCCATCACGATATCATAGACGGCTCATTGAAAGTAGTCTGGAAAGGAGTAGTTGCAGCTATGGCTGCTTTACTTGGTGCACGTGGCGGTGTTGATATTCCGTCAGAAGATAAGAAATCAGTCTACACTCATCTATCTGGTCATTATGAACAGTTTGAAAAGGACACTCCCGAGTTATCAAAATGTGATGACTTTTACAGTGCTGTGACACCGAGATTTGAGCAACTGTCTGATGAGGATGCTGAAAGGACTGGTAAAACGGAACTCTTGATGATTAATGGTCCCGCAATAGCTGAGGGCTTTTGGAAGAACACAGAATTCCCAGCAGATGTTGTCAAGGATGCTTTGGATAGAGCTAGTGGACTAAGAATTGATGTAGAACATGAGGATGACACTTGGGAGAATGTCAAAGGATTTAATTACAAACCACGTTGGAATGATGAAATCAATGGTATTGATGTCAGCGGTGTCATCTTTGATGAGCGTGTCATAGATTGGTACAAACGTAATCCGGACACAAAGATAGGACTGAGTGTAAAACTCAATGATAAATGCACATTCGATTATTCAAGTGGTAAGAAGGTATGTACATACTTGGATTTCAAAGGGATAGCACTAACTCTAAATCCCGCCTGTAAGGTATGCTGGCTAAAGTCAGCAGAGTTGGTGGAATTAAGCTCATCGGATAAGAATTCTGATGGAGGAAAGAAAATGGCAGAAAAACCGAAAACGCCTGAAGAATTGGCCGCAGAAAAGAAGCTTGAAGAGGAGAAACTTGCGGAAGCAAAGAAACTCGAAGCTGAAAAGCTTGAAGCTGACAAGAAGCTGGCTGAGGATAAGGCAAAGGAAGAAAAACTGAAGGAAGAGGAAGCTGCTACTGCCAAAGCCGCAGCGGACTCTGCGCTCAATTCTGATCTCGAAAAGAGATTCAGTGCTATGCAGACGGAGATCGACACCCTGAAGCAGTCAAACGCAAATCTCAGCAATGAGAGGAGCTTGAGCGATACGAAAGCAATGGTTAACGGTCTGATTGAATCAGGTCAACTCTCTGAGGCCAAGAGAGAGGGAACAACCAAAGTTCTGATGGCTCTTTCGAGCGATGAGGACAGGGCTGCATTCCTGAATACCATTGGAGGCCAAGAAAACTGGAAAGCTGGAGAAAAGGGATTAGTCCTGTCAGAAGATGATAAGAACAAGGACAAGGACAAAGAACTTGAATTCAGTGAACCTGAAAGGGGCGTGTTCACATGAGCGACACTACAACTGGACCTCAAGAGGAAGATGTCAATGGCAGTGCAATCATAGATTCGACTGAGAGCGCAACTGTTGTTGATGGCATGGCCATGGAAATGATGGATAACGGCAATGTCAAGATCTGGAATGCTGGAAGATATTGTGGGCTTGCTCGCATTATTCAAGGCACATCCGCTGGCGTGGCCGAGGCTGTCAAGGGTGAGCGTGTAGGCTTACTCCGCAAGGGAATCCATGAGGGAATTGACAGTGAGGATGATACTCTGAAGCTCAATCAACCCGTGAAGTGTGTCGGCACTGCTGGAAAGCTTAGGCTATGGATTGGTGGATCTGATTATGTTGATGACCTTGTTGGGTATGTTGACAGGCTGAAGGATGCGAACAAGAAAATTCTGGTTCGCTTGACTGGAGGTGCATAATATGCCTTTGGAACCTGAAAAATACTATGAGGGTTTGTTCGTAAACCCTGATGCGATATCAGCCAAGCAGAAGATGTATCTGGCCAAGATGGTCAAATCTGTTCTGAAAGAATCAGGTGAGATGTCACTCGCACCTCAACTCTTTGTCGCCAATCCTTTGGACAGGAAAGCTGGTCTAAAAGGAAAATTCTATGACTGGGGTCAACTCATTGCTCGTCTGAAACCAGATGGAATCTCAACTGGTGATCAAAAGATCAAAGCATCTGACACAGAATACACTCTTGAGGAGTATGAAACCAAGATACCAATAACAGATGCGGCAAAGATAAATCTCGGTATGAGTGCTCAGGATCTGTTGAGTGCTGGAAATCATGCTAGGGCATTCTCTAGGGCTGTTGATTCCCAGGCTTTCAATCTTGTCAAGGATACTATGGCAACAACCTCTGGTACTGACTGGTCAAGTGAAACCGATAAGAACGTCCTTGCCCAACTCAATGGTATAATTAAAAAGCCACGTCAGGCTGGATTCAATCCAGATGCAATTGTCTGGACATCAGACCAAAGATCAAGAATCGATGACATTGGTATGAACTATGCCAATATGCTAACGGCTGAGGAACTGATCGCCAAGAAATTCCCAGGCATCAAGAAAACATATATCTGGGATATCATACAAGCAGAGAAGCCAGATGGAAGTGGATATGAGGAGTTCTTTGATCCAACAGGATATCTCTTCGTCATTGATACAAAGGCCTGTGGTGTATTCACACAGAGACCAATGACCCTTGAAAATGAAAGGAAAGCTGATGCTGGAATAGACATTGCGTATGCTAGAAAGTATTTCGCAACCGCACTTGTACAGACCAAGGCGGCACACCAGCTCGATAGCCTTGTCATTTAGACAGGAAATAGCGTGGTCTTAATGGCCACGCCTCTTTACTTTTTTGAAAGAAAAAGGAGAATCAAAACCACGAGGTGGACAAGATGGAAATCACGCGAGAACAAATTGAGAACGAGGAGAACTACAGAAAGCTCCAGGACATCGGTAGAACATTCAAAGAGGATGGTCACAAATTGGTATTGAATGCCAGAGAGGATGAACTGAAAATGCGCTTGCTAGTGATCTTTGATGAGAGTTATGCATTGGGTGAAACTGAGACTGAGGATATCGTAGAAGATATTCCAGAACCAGATGAGGGATCGGTTGAAGATGTCACAGATATTGTCGATGAGGCAATTAATGATGCCATTGAGGAAATTGAGACTGAGGATATCGTAGAAGATATTCCAGAACCAGATGAGGATTTGTTCATCGCACCAAGAGCCTATAATGATTGGGCTTCAGGATGGTCATTCACACCTGGTATGGACAAACCAAAGGCATTGCCAGACGAACTCACTCCGGGGCTTGAGAATGCTCTGAAGACTGGAAAGATAATTCCATATGAGGGGTGAGATGAATGAGTGACACCGATCCAGATTTACCGATAGATGACCAAGCTCAGGCTTTCATCATTTTGGCGGCTATTAAGAAGTCAGATGGTAAGCCATATCCTCTTGAAAAAGGGGCGGCTGGTGGAATTATAATTAATGCGGCCTTACCGTCAGATATAGATGCTTCTCTAGCAGTAACAGTTCCTGATTTGTTACAACACCAATTACCAGATATTCCTGTATTGAATGGTGTGTCCATAATTTGTGATTCTGGCAATATAGGTCAAATCTGGTTTGGTGGTTCATCCATTGCTGTTGGACTTGGTGGAGCACCCATAGCTTCTGGTGAGAGTTTACCATTCCCATTCAGTAACACAAATGCAATTTATTATATAGCTGAAGTAGCGACTGATACATTCTATGTAATAGGTGGTTGATATATATGGTTCCAGGTAAGAAAGATCATGGTAAGAAGCATCCAATAAATTCTATAAAAGACCATAAGCCAGTGGCAGGGACAACACCTGGAAACATAGTCATAATAGATGTAAATGGTCTTCCAGTAGAGGATAGCTTAACAAGTCTGGCATCCATTCTTGGTGGTATTAACATACAAGGTGCTTGGAATGCAACAACAAATGTTCCTGATTTGACATTGCCTGGTGCAAAAGTTGCTGGGCATGGATATATTGTCACTGTTGCTGGAAACACAAACCTAGATGGAATAACAGATTGGAAAGTAAAAGACATCGCATGGTTTGATGGTATAGCATCAGTTTGGAGGAAGATCGATAATACACAAGATATCCACGCATTAGGTGGATCTTTACATTCAGCAGATTTATTGGCAAATCTGAATTCAAAGGTAAGTGATACAGATGTTATAGGTGCAGATGGCTCTGTTCCTTTCACAGCAGATCAAAGCATGGGCGGTAATAATTTAACAAGTTTGGTTGACTATGACTTGGATGCAATATTTCTTGGAAATGCATCTGGTGGTTTGAAATCAAACAAACTATACAATCATGCCGTGAATAGAACAATAGGTGCTGGTAATAATCAAACAGAGATTGGTAATTTTGCTGGTGACAACCATTCTATAATTGTATCAATATCTGGACCTAATCCAGAAGCATCAAAAATATATATTATAAATGCTAAATCTAATGCGACAGGAGGTGCTTGGATGATAGCAAGACCAATATATGAAGTTGGTGCTTTGATAGAACTTCATGTGAATATTGATGCCACACACATGTATCTAAGACTTATGCCTGCAATATCATATGCCACACCAGATCCAACATTGATTCATATATTGAATTTTGGTGGATCTACATTCACAGCAACGTCTGGTACTGGTTCTGTATTAACACCACCAACAGCGTATTATGGTAGCATTACAGCGGATTCAATAGAAAATACACCAGCTGGAACAATTGCATCTACGGATGTTCAAGCGGCTATAAATGAACTTGATACTGAGAAAGCAACGCCAGCTGATATAACAACTGATATCGCTACACATGCGGGACTTCCAAGTGTCCATCACGCAAAGTATCTTGATAGTGAAGCGGTATCTGCTATGGGTGCTAAAGCCGATGGTAATCCACTTAACCACAATAGACCAATACAAGCCACTGAATTGGTAATTGGAATTGCGGAAATTGCAACGCAAGCAGAGACTGATGCTGGAACAGATGATGAAAAGATTGTAACACCATTGAAACTGAGCGCAACACCAAAAGCACCAACTGTTATTCAGGACAGTGAGTCAGCAGTTGATAGCACAACGTCTACTACATTTCAATTAGCAAGACGATTTACAAAAACATTTGAATTAGCAAAATACAAAATCGAATATTCATTTGAATTAATAAGTACAGGAACGGCAAATGTGAGTTGTGAAGCGAGAGTTTTACTTGGTGGAAGTGAGTTGGCATTGACCAACTGGGAAATGAATAATTACAATGTTTGTTCTGGATTCGTTATAGTTAATCCACTCGCTGGAAGTCATAATATTGATTTTGAATTTAGAAGAAATGGATCGCCAAGTGGAACCGTATCAATTAGAAGAAAAAGACTTATCATAACAAAGGTGGTGGAATAAGATGACTGAATATCCTTATACAAAAGCTAGTGTGAATGCAACAAAGCTCACTATGGAGATTGAAGCCAACGAAATAATAGTGACAGACTTACAATACATTAACTGGAAAGCACCAGACGCTCTATCAATATTCTTTGATGGAACGCTTGGGGGCGGTGAGGAAACGGCATTGGATACGCTTGTATCGAACCATGATGGAAACCCGCCCACGACATATTCTCGATATTGTATATGTTGCAACCGGCATTACACAGAAGAGGGTATTTCTGCACCAACAGCATGTCCATATTGTAGTTCAACAATGATTAAAGTGGACGAGTGTGAATATCCGAAAGAATTAGAAGCTGATATAAATGCTGATGGTGGATATGATGGTGTCGTGGTGAAGATCACAGCAGGAGAGAATTTAGTATTCCCGAATGTCGCATACTTGAAATCTGACGGAAAATACTGGAAGACAGACAATGATGCAATAGCCACATCAACAGGAAAGGTCGTGATGATTCTAGAAACAATCGATGCGGATGCTTCTGGAAAAGCATTAAAAACAGGAAAGGTCAGAAACGATGCATGGACATGGACTACGAAAGGAGCGAGACTGTACATAGATCATATACATGGTGCTCTGACAGAAACAAAGCCAGACACGACAGATTATATTGGAAGGTGTGTGGCAGATATTACCGAAAATCTTGACATCATAGATTTCTGCCCAGACACTTCATACGTGGTGGTACCCTAATGGCTGAAAAAGTCTGGAATTACAAATACAAGGATACAGTAAAGATATCATCTGTGCCTTCAAATCTGCCGGGAATATCTGGTGATGTACAGGACATAACGGCAGAGAACAGTCCAGAATGGAACGTCGTAATAGAATACGATAAGAATGGGGTCGATTGTTACATATATTCGGATAAGGAGATCTCGGGCCTGGAACTTGTGGGAACTGATTTAAAGGTGGGTGAATAATGCCAATCTTGTTCGAATCTAATTTCAACGGCGAGGGAGAGGGAACAAGTCCACCTGTGAAATTTCTTAATAGTGTTGCATCCCCGATGGACATATTTGAAGTTGATGATGCACATTATCATTCATCCCCTCACGGTGCAAAGATGGTAGGTACAAATAAATACTGCCACTCAACTTATTCATTCACAGCAACGACAGAAAGGTTCAGCACCTGGCTGTACTTCGATACCACGAATAACAGTAGAGCATTGTACACACAAAGAACACCTGGCGACTTCGATCCTACTAAATGGCTAATATATATTAATTTTGACGCATCCGCCAATATCCAATACTATTCTGGTGGATGGCATGACACAGGAACAAATTACTCGACTGGCTGGCATCACATAGAGATCGTGCATGATTTTGGAAGTGACGTATATGATATGTGGTATGATGACTCCAAGATAATTTCGGGAGGCGGTTTCTACGCTGCCGGTGTTGCGGATAGTTTCAAGAGTTTCGGACATAATGTCGGTACTGGAAATCTATGGATGGATGATGTTCAGATAGGTGAAGCTTCTGGATGGGATGGAAACTACAACGGATTCGAGAACCCGAATCAATTAAATGACTATTCAAGAATTAATACAAGAGAAGTAAACGGATATGAGAGCGTGAGCTAATGACTGGTGAAGATGGGCAACCAAGTGCATTTGAACTCGGACAATTAATAGGCAAGTATGACGAATCCATGAAGAATATCAATGGTTGCCTAGGAACAATCAATAGGAAATTAGATGCTGGAAACAAAACTATGAATGAATTACAATTAGATAATAAGGATATTCATAATGATATTGATGGTGTGCGGGGTGCTCTAAAAACCCATCGTGATAAGAAACATCTCTACAAGATAACAGATGAGGAATCCAGAATGACTAGGACTGGAAGGCATTGGGTTGAGATAGTATTAGGAGCAATTATAAGCATATCAACAGTTATAATAGGACTTAAACAGGCAGGGGTTATTTAGATGGGATATGAGATAGAATCTGATTTCACAAAAGACCCTGCAAACATGGGGTGGCTTCAGCAAGGCGGCTCATCTATTGCATGGAATACAGTGGATGCCATTGGCGGTTCTATCGGTGCTGTACCTGACATGAGGTATCATAAGTTTTTAGGTAAGAAGTACCAGCCTAATGAATTCATAAGTGCTTTATTCGCTCTTGAAGTTGGTGTCGTACCAATCGACAATGCCATAGCCCTTCTAGGATTCTTTGATTCACAGGAATCATCCGCTGAGGATTTGACATTATCCATTTATATAGATGGAACCAGACTTCATCTATATGTTGCTTATGATGATGCTAGTAATAAGAAAAGCACTGATTTCATTACAATATTAGATTCAAAAAAATACATTTGTGCAATAAGGAATGTGCCTGAAGATGGAAAGGCTTATCTTGGTTTATATGATTTCCTTACCCAGCAACTCATTCAAGAGATTAGCATGGATATAGATTCAACAAAGAACTTTGATTTAAATCAAGTTGGTCTATCTGAATGGAATTCCACTGATAATGTCTATAATGTTTGGGCTTATGAAATAAATGCAATAGGGGATCCCGAGACAATAGTGTATGAGGATTTGTATTGCACTCCTGAGCAAGCTAGGCAGATGACAAATCTGGATGAATTAAATGATATGAGTGATTCTACATTAGCAAGTCTTGAAACTGTCTTTGCAATGCCACAGGTGGATGCTAGATTCAGAGCTGAGGGATATGGTGCACCATTCAAAACAGGTGATGATACACCACCCCTTATAAGGGCCATCACAGCATTGCTCACATCAGCATATGCGGCTAGGAAATCATATATTGGTCATGATCCTAACGATAGCCCAGTCTATAAGGATGTTCTGAAAGAAGTAAATGCAATCTGGAAATCATTGCTGAATGGTGAATTAGAACTTCTTGATATTGATGGGAACTGGATAGAGAGGGACCAGCCTACATCAACAGATATGTTATCCACTACTGAAGGTCAACATGCATTATTCTCACTGGATGATTTACCAGACATCACAAATGTAATTTCAGGAGGGACATACATTGACCCCGGGCCTTAATGTTGGTATGGATATTCGTGGCTTGAAAAAGGCTGAACAAGCATTAAAGATAGCTAAAAAGGAAGTCCAGAAAACACCTCCATTGTGGGACAAAGCCGTGATAATATTGGAGAAATCACAAACAAAGACATTCAGATTACAAGGCAGACCGAAATGGAAAAAGACAGCCAGAGGCGGTAAGGTTCTCCAGTTATCAAATAGAATGATGCAGAGTGTAACTGCCTCATCACATCCAGCGGCTGTTCGTAAATATGGTAAAAGAACCCTGGTATTTGGAACCAAAATCATCTATGCACCATCTCATCAATTTGGATTTCCGAAAAGAGGAATTCCTGAAAGAAAGTTCTTAGCGGTCTATGATGAGGATATAAAGATGATGGAAAAGGTGTTCGCGGAGGATATAGAGCACAGGGTGGAGGTGTCCACGGGTGGTTAGAAGAGATATCAAATTAAGGTCATATCAAGCTAGAGTCTGTGAGCGTTTGGTAAGAATGCTCATGGATTATGAAGATAATGATGGTGTCAAGATATTTGAACAGTTCAAAGGACACATATTCTACAATGCCAAAAAGTCAACACCAACATATCCTGCTATGTACGTGTTTGTTGATGGGGGTTCAAGGGATCCTTTAGCCATAAAGAGACAAGACTGGTGGAACATAGAAGTTAAGGTATTCATGTACACAAAAGACCCATCAGAAAATAGTATGGATGATCATTATCTCTGGACTGAGGGGCTTGATAGGGTATGTAGGATTAACCCTCATTGGTACATAGATGGAGAGGAAGATTTAGGAATCCACAAAGGCGATTTACAAAACTGGGAATATGAATTTGCGTATGGTGAAAAATTCGTATTCTCAGAAACTGAAGCAACAATCAATGTTAGTAGAAAGCAATGTCTAGCGAATAAAATAAGTTAGAGGTGTGAAATATGAAAGAAACAGAAAGAATGTTTAAAATCGAGGAAAAGAAAAACAGTAATCTTATCGATTCGGCTCAAAAAGAATTGGATAGTGCCAAAAAAGCCAAAGCACCTAAGAGCACTATCAAGCACATGGAGCAGAGGGTAAAGGCACTTGAGGGTCGAAAGGACAAAATCGAGAAGGCCATTACCAAAACTAGGAAAGAAGAGATTACTGGTGATGAGAACGCCACGGCCAGCAGTGGTAAAAAGGCTGGAAAGACAACAAAAGGTGATGAATAATGGCATATTGCAACAAAACATTCGGAGGATTTGAGGGTGTCGTTGGAACTGGTACTGAAACTGTTTGTGGTGTGCCAGATGATAACATCGCACTTGCAACACTGAACAATTACGGTGTTGTAACTGACTTCAGCCCAGATGGATTCTGGCCGAATAGGACAAAGAAGAGAGGGATAGGGAATCAAGGAATAACCCAGAACAGGAGAACGAATGTAATTGGTGGATTTTCAGTGGAATACGCCGCTGTAGATGCTCTATTACAAGCAAGGCTGAAATATGCTTTCGGTGCGGCTGGTGCACTATCTGACCACATTGAGACATTCTTTACAGAGGGCGCGATGAAAAGGGATACCGCTACTGTGGCTCAATACAGATTCTTATACAACATGGCAAAGATTGTTGACTTTGAGATAGCAATCTCAGTCGATGAGCCAATCATGGTCACTGAAAACTGTGTTGCCCAGTATGTCAGGAAATCCACAACAAAAACATATCCTGCTGTTCCTGATGAAACACTAGCAGATATATTCGCAGCAGTTACAATCGGTGCGGATCCTGCAGATATAGCTGATGATATGCTGATGTACTATGAGGGTGACCCAATCCTTGTAGAAGACCCCAGCGGTTCACCGTCTGATTTACAGTTGCTTGGTGTTCAGGATATGACACTATCTATATCCCGGGGAACTGAGCAAAGGCGCGGAATCAGGAGAGGTCTGGAAGGTAGGATGGCCTATGAGATGGCTGAGAAGGTCAGAGACTTGACACTCACACTGACAAAGGACTTCCATGATGTAGAGGAATATGATCGAATGGTCGCCAATGAAGGATTCGATTTCAAGTTTGATATCGGGACAACACGAATCACTCTTGTAGGAGGAGTCTGGGAAGGTCAACCGCCAGCAATAGCTGAGGAAGATCTTATATCAGAGAGCCTAACGGCATCCTTTGAAGGCGCAACATACGCAACAATCCCATAGGTGAGGGGATAAACTCACCTAAGTAAATCCACGAGGTAGATAATATGAGTGAAGAAAAGAAAAATGATGAATACGGGCTTAAAACCCCACCGCCAAAAGAATATGAGACTGCCAGAGGTAGAGAATTCCTATTCGGAAAGCCAGCCTTAAGACATCGGATGATCGTTTCTAAAGTCATGAAGTTCATAGCGAAGCCAGCAGCCAATTATGGTGGCATAATAAAATGTGCTAAAAAGCGAAAGATGACCGTTGAAGAGTTCCTTAAACTGGATGAAACCAAACTCACAAAAGATGAACTGAAAGAGGTCATGAAGGGAACTGACAATGATAAGAATGCTGAATTCGCTGGTGAAATGATGGATATTCTTGTTGATGTCCTGTTGGCGACCATCAAGAAGAGAGATGGTGAAAAGATAGTCCCACGCTTTGATAACCATGATGATTTGGAAACCGTGATGGATGATTTGGGTGAATCAATAGAATTATTCCCAATTGCCCTAAAATGGGTGCAACTGGCAATAGCCGATATTGGAAACATCAACCGAAAAAACTGATACGAGCCATCAAGTCTGGGAAAGGTGCGGCCAAGCACGACATCTTGGTATTGCATTTCCTACTTGACAAATATGGTGGGTATCCAGATAGATGGCTCGACCAAGACTGGGCGGTTTGTGTCAAACTCCTGAATGTGAATAGCATCATTCAAAATATTCAGGAACGAGAGCGTAAGAAGAAACGCTGGAAGGACAAGAAAAAAGGCAGTGGAAAATCAAGGAAGCCAAGAAAGAAACGATGAGGTAACAAGATGGCGGGCGAAGTCAAACTGGCAATAATACTCACGGCGAGTATGCAAGGAGGCCAAGCCTTCAATCAGGCTGGAGGTGGGATAAAGGGTATTGGTGCAGCTGCCAAAGCCGCTGTTCCTATGTTAGCCGCCTTCGCCGCCTATGCTGCCTTTGAATTTCTAAAAGATTCTATAAAGATAGCCGTGGAATTTGAGCAAGTCATGGCTGAGGCTGGATCAATTGTCGGAAAGACAGCCGATGAAATGAAAGGCTTATCAAATGAAATCCGTGAAATGAGCAAGGAAATTCCAAAATCACCTAGGGATCTCGGAACTGCTCTATATGATATCTTTTCAGCAGGTATAACCGATTCAGCCGAAGCGATGAACGCATTAGAATTATCCGCAAAAACAGCATCTGCTGGTCTTACTGAAACGGCCACAGCCGCCAAAGCAGGAATATCAACAATGAATGCCTTTGGCATGGAAGCCGCTGAATTGGAACATATCTTTGATGTCCAGTTTTTGACAATTAAATTTGGTATTCTGCGTTATGAGGAATTGGCTTCAGTCGTTGGTCAATTATCCCCATCTGCCAAAGCCGCTGGTCAATCTATGGAATCAATGTTTGCTACGTTGGCTATTCTAACAAAGAAGGGTCTTAATGCGGCTGAAGCATCAACAGCATTGGCTAGGGCAATGGACGGATTGACAAAGCCAGCAGCCATCAGAGCAGCCGCTGAATTGGGCATAAGCTTTGTAGAAATGACCTCAGAATCTATAATAGCTCGAGATGAGTTCTTAAGACAGAAAACCGCATTGGATGAATTGTCTAATTCTTATGTCCGGGTTGAAGGTGATGTTAAATCTCTTGGAGAGGAGATGGCAAAGGTATCCTTAGAAGAAGCTAAAAATAGATTGGAAATTGCCAAAATACGGCGTGAAGCTGAGAAAGAAGGAAGAGATATAAGTGAAGCTGAAGCCAACAGAATTGCCGAAATAGAGGATGCAAATGCAGATTTAACAATATCATATAGTGAGATGTCGGTAGCCCAACAAGAAGCCCGGATTCAATCAACAGATTTGAACAATGCTATGGAAGCCCAGAAAATAGCCACTGAAGGGGCACAAAAGGCATTTGATGAGCAGATAGCCGCAACTGGTAATTTCAGACCATTGGTTGATATTGTTGAGGAAATTGGTGAGAAATATGGTCATTTAGGAGAGGCCGCTAGAGCTGATATAATTGGCCAGATGTTTCCTCAAATCAGAGCAAGAAGGGCAATACTAGCCATCATGGGTAGTGAAGAAGAACTCATTGCCATTACAGATGAAATGACTGATACGGCTGGAGCAATGGGTGAGGCATACGCTATAAACACAGATACAGCGGCGGCTGGTGCTCAGCTGATGCAGAATTCCATGGAGGATTTGAAGATTGAAATCGGCGATGAAATGATGCCAGTCATGGAACAGTGGAATGAGATTCTGCGTGATGATTTGATTCCAATGATACAGAGCACATTCATACCAATACTCGAATCAATGATGCCTGTTATAAGACAGATTGCAGAGGTTGTTGGTCATCTAGGTAGGTTGTTCGCAGATTATCCTGAATTGCTATGGCTCATTATAGGTGCAATGATAGCTTTGAAGGTTGCTCAGATAGCTGTAAACATTGCAATGGCATCTAATCCTATTGGTTTAATCATTATCGCGGCTGCAGGATTGATAGCTCTTATAATCCTAATGGTTAAGCATTGGGATGAGATTTCGGCGGCATTCCAGAGGGTTGGTGATGCTTTCAAATCAGCATATGATTCTAGTATTGGGCCAACAGTAGAAGCCATCAAAGGAGCTATAGCAGACATCATAGAAGGTTGGAGTTGGTTGGGGGATTTATTCAACATTGTAATGGCTTCTTTTGCATCTGCCTATGATACATATATCAAGCCACCGCTTGACTTTTTTGTTATTGGAATAATGTTGCTAGTAGATTCATTGCAAGGGCTTTGGGATATGATTGTTAAAGTTGGTCAAGAATTCGATAAGGTGTTTGGACCAATAAATGAAGCTATAAGTGGGACGGGAGAGTTCATTGGTGGCCTTGGTGAAGGTTTAGGTGGTGTCCTCGGATTTGCTGATGGTGGAATAGTTACAGAACCTACGCTTGCTCTTATTGGCGAGGCTGGATCTGAGGCCGTTATTCCGTTGAAGGATGGTGCTGTTCCCGTGGACATCATTGGCGGTGCTGTTGGTACAGGAACTGGTATTGAAACTCACGATACATATAATCTGACAATTCAGACAGGTGTATTACCTGAACAGGAAACTCCTGAAAGTCTGGCAGATAAGATCACTCAGGCATTGACTGAAGCAAAGATGAGAGGGGCTACTGGAGGTTGAATATCATGGTAACTGGAAAAGGATTCTATCTGGATGTTGATGGCATATACAAAGATGTTGATGACAATGAGGAAATAGCCATTGTAGAACTTGAACATTCAGTTTATGGATTAATCAAATATGTTGTGTATGATGATATGAATCATGTCGTTAATTGGACACTGACAGAGGAATATCCAAAACTTCCAGATGATTGGATGGAGGAGATTTGATGGCAATACAAACCATATATATAGACACAAATGCTGATGGAATGATGTGGTCAACTAACCCAACATTAAATTATGGTGGTTTTGTTTGGAATGTTGTCGGTGTACAACAATTAGGCGGTATTATGCGTGGCCTTATGAGATTTAAAGTACCCAAATTTGTTGGTAATATTTTATCTGCTGAATTACAATTAAGAGCCTATGATGCCGACCCTATACAACTTGGTTTTTATATATTAAAATCACCAACAGATGATTTATGGATTGAAGGTGTGTCTAATGGTATAGTTGATCCAAGAGGTTATAGTTGGAATGATTTTGCTAAGGGTTTTGGGTGGTCAGCTGGAGGTGCTGAAGGTGATTATGATAATTTGGTTGGCATATATATAAATTCATCATATGTTTTGTGGGAACACACTGTTTATATACCATTGGATATAGAAAATTTCACATTTAATCCAAACAAGAATTATACTTTTTTATTAAAATCAACAAATGAAATCATAGCAGATGTTTCAGTAGCGTTTGCAACGAAAGAAGCAGGTTCAACTAAAGCAAGATTGGTTTTAGAAATTGAAATAGATAATTTCGATATTCCAACATTATCAGCTGAAACAATAAGTTCAACACAATTAGATTTATCATGGGATAAAACCGAGTTAGACGATGATAATTTCACCCATTATCTTTTAGAGCAATCTGATACTGGTGTTGGTGGGTGGACAACTCTAGCCACAATCACAGATAAAGATACAGTCAAATATGAACATACTGGCTTAGTAGGTCAGGGTAATGTGGATGACTATGATGAGGATAATGATACTTATCCAAATGGTAGGACAAAATATTATCGGCTATCTGTTGTGTCAGATATCTTTGGTGCAACTGGGTATGGAATAGCAGATGCTACAACAATACCAGCGATAAGGCCAGTAAGCTTATTATTCTCACCAAAATCAAAATATTGGGATGAGGATTTCATAGACGATAATTTAATCTATGCCCCATATGGGGTTGAAATAATACCAGAATGGTATGATGATAATGATATAACTGATGAAAATTACATAGATAAATTAACTGTTGAAGCATATTTCAGAGGCGTATCTTCATGGCCTGGTACGGCCAGTGAAACTAATGATTTCACCCCAGTGGATTTCATTTCCGGTGGGATAATAAAGGGTGATGTCGGATTCAAACCTTACAAAGTGAAGGGTAAAATATATGATTCTGGGGGTCTGTATCGTAAAGCCACAACAGATAAAACAACAGAACAATTTGATGTCGCATGGCCATCACCATGCCCAGTAGCAATCCCGGATGGTGCTTATGCTGATGCACCGCCGGCACTCAATGGAAGACCTTTTGCATCTGGCGATCTAGTTCCTATTGATTTGTCTGTAGCTGGTCAACAATCTGGTGAAATAATATTCAAAGATGATTTTGCAGGTGCTCCAGGAGATGATGGTAAATGGGGATGGACTATATCGGGTGCTACTGCACCAGTATATGGAACCGGTGTCGGAGGTGCGCCTGTAATGAAAACTACACATAATGGTGCACCAACTCTTTCAACAATTTATAAAAAACTATTAGGGCAAACCAGTCCAAGTAATAATTATGATAAATATTTATCAAAATACACTGGAGGATATAGATTAAAGAAAATATTTAGATTTGATACAAGTTGGACTTTCGGTTCTGGTTTATATTTTATAATAAGTACAACTGCATTTGACAATATAACACCTGGCCATGGTTCTAAAAGTGGATATGAATTGCATTTCAATTACGGTCAGAACAATATGAAGGTGTATCGACAAGGAAATTTTGTAGTTGATCATGTGTTGCTAGCATCATTCGGTATAGGGGGTGTTAATTCGCCATTATTGCCAATAAATAAAGGCAAATTTATCTATTTTGATATAATAATATCGCCATATTTTGGTTTGTCTGGTGAGGGAGATGTAATAACAATAATATACAATATAGATACAACACTAGCTGGTGTTCAAAATATAGATTACAAAACTCATCCTTACATATATACACTTATATCAAACAATCACAATCCAGCCGACCAACAGCATTATACTGGAAGAAATATGATATTAGTAAGTTCTTTAACCACACCTCAGACAAATGCGATATTTGAAATATACGATGTTGATATAATTGGGCGTGTAAATGGTCAGGGATATGGAGCTAAGAATCTTACAAATGAACAAATACTTGATTTAGTAAATTCACCAATACCGTCATTCCCGATATCATGCGCTCCAGATTTAGCATCACAATTATGTTACATAGAAGGTAGAATAAAGAATGAATATGGTGCTCAATCTAGAACAGGTGAAGTTGACGATTATCAGGGTGACACTTTCAATAATGCAATACCAATAGGATTCTTATCTGTTTCGAAAACAGGCTTTGTTGGTGCTGATGTCTTAATAGATGCAAGCCAGTCAATAGACCCTGAAGGTGGAACTCTAATATACAAATATGATTTTGGTGATACTGAAACATTAGAAACATCTCAATCATCAGTATCTCATCAATACACCTCAGCTGGAACATACACAGTAAAACTCATTGTAGAAGATGAGGCTGGATTATTGAGTGTTGAGGTACAATCAGTTATCACAATATATGATGCGCTAGGCCAATTTGAAGAGGTATCATTGATGTCGCCTTGGGAATCTATATCAGATTCATCACCACCAGGGACTAGTAAGACATCACATCCTGAATTGGATTATGATACCGTTCAAACAATGGATGGTGGGAATCGTGTATTCAGTCTTACAGGGCAACACCACGATCCAGATTGTGATATTGATTTGGCCACTAGAATGACAAATGCCGAGGAAGAGAAGGATTACTTCCACACACTGTATAATAAATCGAAATTAATCACATTGGATCTGGTATTCTTTGGTAAGGTCAGAGGTGTAATCACAGACCACAAACCATCAATGGCCGTAGATGACCAGCAAGCCTTCCAGTTCTCAATGACATTCCAGGAGATTGATGTGAGGCAATTTGAATGATTAAGCCCAGTGTCAAATTAGAGTTGAACAATTCAAGGTTCAGGCATTGGAATTCAATATCTA